TCTGAAAATGTTGGGTGAATATCGTAGAAACGGACATCTTTCCGACCCCACCACATATTTCTCGTATAAAAAATAAATCCTATCTATTTATATTATAGGATTTTAGGGGGTTTTTATGGATATTAATTCCGCATTGTATGATGGAAAGAGTCTAGCCGACATTTTCTCAGAAATACATAAAAATACAGACAGTAAGCGAGCACAAATTAACTCGTTTATTATGAAAATGGTCCAACTCATCCGCACTCCAGAAGATGCGGCAGTGATTGGACCTATTGTGCAGGGATTCTTGGAAGTGAACGTCAAAAATGATGAACATTTGGTCCGTGTAGCACAAATTGCCCAACGAATTGTGTCTGTCGGAGCAAAATCTACTCAAACATTAGACGGTTTACTCTCAGAATCAGAAAAAGAAGCATTGTTAGGTGATATTAAAGTAGAAATCCAAGAACTTCAAGATGATGTGAAGGACTTGGATGATGTTTTTGCGGAGAAGTCTTAATGGGTACATCATTATATGGCGCAATACCATTAAATGTTGATGTAAACCAACTTGGAGCGTCAGCAAATCCAAGATTATCCATAACACAACCCTCTCCGTATTATAGTGCGTTGGTTGAAGATGTGATTTTAAATGAAGATCATCCAAATTACGATAGAGAAACCGGCAGCAATATAGGAGATGCAAGAGTTCGTTTTCTTCCAGGCGATAGAAACGTACCAGTAGATAAATTAAACTGGGCATGTCCCGTAGAATCTGGTTTAGAGGATTATCCTTTAAAGAACGAAACTGTGTTGGTGTATTTCGCTTTGGGGAGACTGTTCTACAGTAGAAGAATCAATTCTACTAAAAAAGTAGGTGAAGCCACTTGGCCTGGGTTAAGTACCACCCTAGGACCGCCTGTTACTGGTAAAGATAAGACAGAAACTATGTTACGGGCTGCGGATGGCGTCGAACCATATGACTTATCTAACAAAGTATATAATGATGCGGTAGCAAAGATTCCATTACAAAATCCAAACGCTAGAAGAGTTAGAGCTTCTCAAGGAGATATGATTTTGTATGGAAGATTCGGTAATGTAATTCGAGTAGGTTCTAACTTAATGGCAGACCCAGAAATACAAGTTCCAGAACCAAATATATTATTAACTACTGGATTGCATACACCTGCCGAAGTATCGACCAATAATTCTACAATATTTTCTTTGATGTATGAAAATATTAACTTGGATAAAAGTTCTATTTGGATGGTGTCGAATCAAACTGTACCATTTGTGGCGTCAACGGCAAGAAGTCAAGCAGAGAATAAGGCACATTTGGCATCATCATCGGACAGAACTACTGTATATGATGGAGCTCAAATCTTTATAAACTCCGATAGAGTCATTTTAAACAGTAAACAGAACGAAATTTCATTATTTTCTAATAACGAAATAAATCTCAGCGCAATCAGAGCAATTACCATAGATACTGAAAATTCCGTATTTATGACTGCTAACCAAGAGATTACTTTGGATGCTGAAGGAGACGTATTTATAAAGGGTAGAACTATAGCACTAAAAGCAGACAGAGAATTAAGTTATAAAACGTCAGGAAACTACTCAATTGTTGGAAAACAAATATTTATAGGTTCACACGGCGATACAACACAACCTATGGTTTTGGGTACAAAGTTGGCAGTATTTCTACAACAGTTGGTTTCTACCTTAAACGTAAATCTTCAGACTGCATTTTTACCACAACCAACTCCAACCGCTGCAGCTGCACTTGTCGCACTGACAGCACAACTTGGTGATTTACAAAGTTCATTAACCAATCCGTTAGCAGCACCGTTTAATAGTAGAGACAATTTTACAACTGAGAGAAATACGGTATGACAACGGTACCTTCAAATTTATTAACATCTGCAAATCAAACGGTAACTTCGGTCACTAATCAAGTACAAAATCTTTCAGCTGGAGCACAAGCTAGATTATCTATTATAGAAGCTGCAATACCTGATAGATTATTCACTGTTCCAGATACAAATTTAAATGGTCGTGGTTCTTTATCGTTGGGAGGTGTGGAAGAAAGAGTCACTACTACGGTAAATCAAACGGTAGAGCAAATAAATAATGGTATACCCAATTTATCAAATTTACCGTCCGTTGGAGGAATACTTGCGACTCTTTTAAACCAACTTCCTCAAAAGATAGAAGTACCAAATTTAGCAGAAATTAAAGAAGTGGTCTACAATAGAATAAAAAGTTTAAAGAAACAACAACAAGAAGCTGTAATTTCGTCGCAAATACAAGCAGCAAAACTAGAAGAAACACCGTTTACCGCTCGAAGAGAATTACTAAATCAAAGAAATCAACAAATTTTTACACGATTGACACAGCGGTAAGTTAACTACAAGAAGAGGATTTTATGGACAAAACATTGTTAAAGGCCTACATTCGAACCATCGTGGAAGAAGAAGTTAAAAGAATTCTTCCAGAAATGTTAAGTGAAGCGGTAGCTGAGGTAAAGGCATTACAAGAAAGTAAGGCCGCACCAACAGCAAAACCAAAGTTTTCACGAGCCCAATTAGCTGAGATGATGGGATTAGAACGTCACGGTGATACTATTATGGCAAAGACCGGTCCCGTGATGGCTGCACCACCACAAGGTGTAAGTGAAGATAATCCCGCATTCCAAGCTATTAACAAAGATTACTCCGCTTTGATGAAAAAGATGGGGTTAGCAAAGTAATATGGCACAGCAGTATATTGGTATCACCCTCCCGTTAGAAAGAGGAAATACTGGGTATTTTTCTCAATCTACAAGTGTATTTCAACAAGTTAAGTCAAACTTTAAAAATTTGATATTGACTCGTAAAGGTGAACGCTTAATGCAACCTACTTTCGGTACCGATATACACAATTTATTGTTTGACCAAATCACAGAAGATACGTTAGATAATTTAAAAGTCTCAATAAATTCAGCAGTAGAGCAATGGATGCCATTTTTAGAAGTTATAAATGTATCTGTAGAATCACCATCAGATAACGATTATAATAAAGTTTATATTAATGTGAATTATAGATTTAGAAGTAATCCAAACGTTACGGACTCCGTAACCGTTTCTGTATAATTACTTGGAGTAATGAATGGCAACGAATCAATCTTTAATAGCTCAACCTAGACCAAATGTAAAGCAGATTAATTATTCTGCAAAAACATTTGGTGACTTTAAGCAAAATTTAATAGACTTTACTAAGTCGTATTTTCCTAATACCTATTCGGATTTTAATGAAGCATCTCCTGGTATGATGTTTATTGAAATGGCATCATACTTGGGTGATGTGTTGTCATTCTATATTGATAATCAGTTCAAAGAAAACTTGATGGCATATACAGAGCAACAAGAAAATATAATTTCAATTGCTCAATTTTTAGGATACAAGCCAAAGTTATCTTCACCTGCTACCGTTGAAGCACAATTGTATCAAATCGCTCCGGCTGTATTAGATGGGTCACGATATGTCCCAGATACTAAGGCATTATTAAAAATAGGAAGAGGTTCTCTCTTTAGTTCAAACACCGCAACGAGTGTAACTTTTAAATTATTGGAAGATGTAGATTTTTCTAATATAACTGAAGAAAATTACATAGTAAATCGTACTGATGGAACTAACCCATTAGATTTTCTTATCACCAAGAATGTAAAACTAATGGCTGCAGAAGAAAAACTTACAACATTTACTTTTGGTGGTGCAAATAAGTTTTCAACGGTCACATTACCAGACGAACAAATTATTGGTGTAGAAAGTGTAACTGACTCCAGCGGTAATACCTGGTATGAAGTTGATTATTTAGCACAAGATGTTATTATGGATGATGTTAGTATCGTTGATAATAATGAACCTGGATTATTACCTCCTTCGGGATTACGTCTAAGAAAAGTTCCTAGAAGATTTACCACCAGAATTACTAGAGACTTTAGAACACAATTATTGTTTGGTTCTGGTATCGGAAACGATGAAGTTGATAGTACATTAGATTCTAGACAAATAGCAAACGCACAGTATGGGTCAAATATCAAGAATATTTTAGGAAACGTAGCAATTAATAATGTTAACTTCTTAAACAGCAATGCATTTGGTATGGCACCTGCAAACACCACATTAACTGTTAAGTATTTGGTGGGTGGGGGTGTTGAAAGTAACGTACCATCTAACACAATAGTAAACGTAATCAATTTAATACTTAAAAACGACACTACACAATATACTAGTGCAGAACAATCATCATTTAACGCAGCTCTACAAACACTAACAATAGCTAATGCAGAACCAGCTACTGGTGGCGGGGCCGGAGATAGTATAGAAGAAATTCGTCAAAATGCGTTAGGATACTTTAATGCACAAAATCGCGTAGTTACCGCTCAAGATTATGTAATTCGTACCTATTCACTTCCAACAAAATATGGAACTGTCGCTAAGGCATACGCATTACGAGATGAACAATTAAATAAAATTATGACGTTTGATGAACAACAATATGTTGAAAATAAAGCACAACCAAATTCTGTAAACTTATATACACTTGGATTTGACTCATACGGAAAATTAACTACACTAAATACCATTATTAAGAACAATTTGGCAAGATATTTAGAGCAATATAGAATGTTAACGGATGATATAAACATTCTGGATGCATTTATTATCAATATTGGTGTAAACTTTGAAATTTCAGTGTTTAAGAATTATAATATTAATGATGTGTTGGCTCGTTCGATTGGAACGATTCAAAACTTCTTTGATATTAATAAGTGGAGTATTAATCAACCTATCATATTATCAGATTTAAGTTATGCTCTAGGTTCTGTTGATGGGGTAAAGACTATAAAGAATTTAACTATAGTCAACAAGTACCAATTTAAAGATGGATCGGGATATCAAAACTACAAATATGATATCGCTGAAGCAACTATAGATGATGTTATCTACCCAAGTTTGGACCCAAGTATTTTTGAATTGAAGTATCCACAAAACGACATTATCGGAAGTGCCACACAATGAGAAAATTTATAATACCTTCCAAAGATACAACTTTGTATCAAGCATATCCCACCAATAATGCTGGGTTAGATGAAATTTTAGAAATTGGTAAGGTTGTAGATACCGAACTGGTAGAACCCAGTTACGTTTCCGCATCTGCACGTTCGTTACTATATTTTAATTTACCAACCACAGCATCAGTTCCAGCTACAGCAAGTTACTTTTTAAACTTAAAGTTAGCAAATGCATCAAATGTACAACGGAACCAAAAAGTTTTAGTATACCAAGTTTCTCGTTCGTGGGATGAAGGAAGTGGATATTTCTACCAAAATGTACAAAATGTTAATGACGGGGCAACTTGGAGACAATGCCAACTAAATACTTCATGGAGTATGTTCGGTGGAGATATTTTAACGGGCTCTACTTCAGCTAGTATCACATTATCAACATATCCATTGGAAGACCTACGTATTGATGTTACAAATATTGTACGGCCAATTGTCAGTCAATCATTACAATCAACATTTTACGGACTAGCGGTTCAGTTCCCATCGGCAGATGAAACTAATTTATACAACGAAGGTAACATTAAAGTATTTTCATCACAAACACACACGATACATCAACCAACATTAGAAGTAGTGTGGGATGACCAAGCGTTTTCTACTGGAAGTTTATCACCAATCCCATCAGTTAATGTAAAAGTTGTAGCAAGTAATTTACAAGAATCCTATGCAAAGGGCGATGTTGCTAGAATTAATTTGACTGTACGTGACCAATATCCACTTAAGTCATTTGATTCTGTATTGAGATACAAAAACAAATATTATCTACCAACATCATCATACTATTCAATTATTGATACTCAAGCAAATGTAACAATTGTTCCATTTGATAGTTGTTCAAAAGTAAGTTGTGATAGTGCTGGGTCATATGTAATTCTTGACACCGCTCCATTATATGTTGGTAGATTTTATACATTAAAGTTTAAGATAGAAACTGGCTCGTACTCTAAAACCATAGCAACAGATACCTTATTTAAGATTTTATGAGTATTGTAATTATTAACGGAACAAACCCAGATAGTGGTAGCGTTTCTACAAAGCAAACGGTTGACATATCATTTGCTGAGTCGGATGTCGTCGCTTCTCCGCTTTCTGAATCTATTAAAGCAAATCCTACTGCAACGGGAAATATTATAGTGATTCCACGATATGATTTTAATATCGCGGAAGGTCAAGTATATTATACACCATTATACACTGAGCGATTTAATTATCAAGAGTGGTTAAGTACCATAAACAAAAATTTCGTAGAGTTAAGTTAAATGGCAAATCAAAATAACTTCGCAACTGATTTAAACATAGCAGGAAGTACGTTTACAAAATACACGGTGTCCCGTGTAGTAACTAATTTAGCGAATAATTTAATTGACGTAGAATTACCAACCACACTTCCATCAAATTTAGATTCTGTGGTTGTGGAGTTTAGTCTTTATAGTTTATTTGACAACCAATTAGTATATTCTGGGGTAATTAAAAATACTGATGAAGCGACACCAATAAAAACAGATACGTTCAGATACACAGATAACACGACCAGAACTATATTGTATATAGATTTTTCTCAACTGGATAATTTCTTTGGGGAATTTATTTCATTAGGGCAATATCAAGTTACGTTTAATATTTTTGTAAATGAGATTGGTTCTGACGATAACAAAGTATTACGAATAACAAAGATATCTCCATCACGTAAAGAAGTAGAATTGCAATATATCAATCCAACATCGGAAAGTATAATGCAACTAAAAAAATATGTGGAGCCGGCTGTTAGTTCTGATATGATTCTCAATGTGACTCAACAAATATACAGCCAAATGGGTGCAGAAACGTTGTATGTACCTGCAAGTCCAGTGGGAATTACAACTTCAAGTGTGTTGTTAGCAATCGAATCAAGCTCAGTTTTAGTTAATTACGGATTTGCTGTAGATTCCACGGATAACAGACCAGGAGTAAATACATTAACACGGCAGGTTTTGGACAACGCATATAAGATTACGTCCGCCTCGCTACTCAGAGATATTAATGCCGGTACATCTAGTTTTACTGCTCAACGAGTTTACGGATATGTCACTACTTCATTAAGAACAGCATATGATGCTTTACTAGTTGATGAAGCAACCAATCCAGCAAAATATAGGTTTGATTTAATATGACAGATATAATTAACGTTAAAAAGGCATTTGCGTATGCACTGGAATCCTCAAGTATTAATTACGTGAGAAATTATAATTTTAATGCCGCAACTGTCACAGATATTAGATTAAATCTATTCAACAAGGACCAGACCACTCCTATTACTGTTTATATGAGTGGGTCTGTTCCGTGGGTTAAGATAAAAAATTCAAATAACACGGATATAACTTTTCCAAAAGGAAATATCGTGTTACCTCCATCCAGCTCACAAACTGTATTAGTACAAATTGATTTACCGACTG